GGGTAGTCGCGGTTGTCGGAGGCGAGGGTGAGCGTTTCAGATTGGCTGTCGTAGTGGACGATGTGCTTGATCATGCGCTGGTTGTCGGCGGTGATGATGAGGTAGATGCGGTCGGGGTCGATGGTCTCGTAACGATCGACGTGGGCGACGCCGACGATGGCGCCTTCGGGCACGGTTGGGCGCATGGAGCATCCGATGACGGGGAAGAAGAATTCGGCGCTGCGGAGCTCGGGAAGGTAGAGTGTGCCGTCGGATGCCTGGCTGAGGATGTCGGGGTATTGTGCGATGTCGCCTCCGGTGACGGGGATGTCGGTGTAGTATGGGCGGAGGCGGGCGCCTGATGATGTCTGGAACGGCTGGCCGCTTTCTTGCAATTCAGCCGTCGGGTTGAGCATCTCGCCTTCGCCAGTAAAAAGCCAGGTCCGTGATAAATCGGGGTAATTTGATAGAATTTTTTCAAACGCTGCGAGCCCTAATTTAGTTCGACCAGACCGTGCTTTTCCTATCAATCCAACTGAAAGACCACAATCTTTTGTAACGCGGTAATCTGATAAGCCTTTGTTTTCCATGTATTTGGAAAGCCTGTAAATTTTTTCTTCCATTTTATTTGAATTTTTTCAATTAAAAATTTGGAACTAATAGAACAAATTCTATATCTTTGCACCGAAAACCAAAAGCAAAACGTCCGCAACAAGTTGCGGCGATGGCGCAGAGGGCAAAGGTAAACAAATTTTTTTGAATAGAAAGATGAAAAAGTTGAAAAAGATTGCGAAGTGGTGTCTGGCCGTGTTGGCCGCTTGTCCGCTGGTGCTGTTGTTCAGCGAGGGCGCTGACGGCGGTGTGACGGTGTGGAACTATGTCGGTCTGGCATACGCCGGGGCGTGGATTGCGTGGGCTTACCGCCGCAGCCGTAAGTTGGAGGAGGAGGAACAGGCGTTCCACGAGAGCCTCGGACAGCGATAATGAATGACCGGGGGACAGCTTTCTGTAGCGTTTCCAGTCGCTTATGTCACCTGTGTAAGGGTAATCACCGGAACACCCCCCCCGACACGTAAAGCAGATGTAATGTATCATAATTGTAATTGGAGTTTGTATTGATTTATTGAATTGACCCGAGGTGCGTGCGTCGTGAGACGTGCAGCCCTCACGCCCTGACGGTCGGCCCTTGTGCGGCGCACTTCCCCAATCCCTACATCCCCTGCGCTGCGGGCTGCCGGTTCGACTCCGGCACGGGCACAAAGATTTTAACCCCTAAAAAAACGAGAGATGGAAAAGAAAGAAAATCGGGACCAGGTCCTGAAGGAATTGAACGGGCTTGTGCGGCCGTATGAGACGCAGGCCGAGTATGAGGACGCGATGCGGCGGCTGAACGACGCGCAGAGCGAGATGTGTATGCCTCTGACACGGAAGATGGCGGAGGTGAACTTAGAACAGGCGAAATTGCGGACGGAGTTGCAACGGTTGCAGTTACAACGGACGGAGCTGAGCCAGGCGTGGCACGGGCTGGATATGGAACGTAAGGCAGTGTGCGAGACATTTTACGAGATGAAGCACCGGCTGATAGTTCAGAACCCGCGGATAGTGCCCGAACCGAAAAAGACTATTGGTTAACAACTCGTTTAGTGTTTATTTACAGATGTTTTCAAATCATTGTTTTGTGGGCGGTGCGCCGTGAGGCGCGCCAGCCTTTTAAGAAAAGAACCGTAAAAAAATTACGAAAGATGAGAGAAGAATTGACGATTAAGCAGTTGGCCGAAGCCATGATCGGCGCCGCCGTGAGCTGCGATGCGAGTACTAATACGCTGAACATCCAGTTGGACGGGTGGAGCGTGACGGTTATAGTGAAGCGCCTCAAGGGCACACCGTTTTTGAATGAATAAAAATAAATTAGTGAAAAAATGAAAGCGATAGAAAAATTGATTGGCAAGCGCGTGATTATCCGCGCAGACCGTGCCGGGGTGTTCTACGGAACGCTGGCCGAAGTGGAGAGTAACGGCGACAAGTTGCAGGTGGAACTGACCGACCTGCGCAGGCTGTGGTATTGGGACGGCGCGTGCTCGCTGACGCAGTTGGCCGAGGAAGGCACGAAGAAGCCCGATGCGTGTAAGTTCACCATCCGTCAGGCATCGGCCGTGATTATCGGTGTGATTGAAATAATCCCGTGTTCCGACGTTGCTTGCGAGAGCATAGAAGCCGTGGATGAATGGAAGAAGTAATCAGACAATTCTTGACCGTGCCGAACCATAATGGCTATGGCTCTGGCGATGGCTCCGGCTCCGGCTCCGGCTACGGCTCCGACTACGGCTCCGACTACGGCTACGGCGACGGCGACGGCTCCGGCTCCGGCTCCGGCTACGGCGACGGCGACGGCTCCTGCTCCGGCTCCGGCTCCGGCTCCGGCTCCGGCTACGGCTCCGGCTACGGCTACGGCTCCGGCTCCGGCTACGGCTACGGCTCCGGCTACGGCGACGGCGACGGCGACGGCTACGGCTCCGGCTACGGCTCCGGCGACGGCTACGGCTACGGCATCAGCATACTCAACGGCGAACACGTCTATCAGATTGACGATGTGCCCACCCTGATTGACAGCGTGAGCAGGAACTTCGCCAAGGGGCGCATCCTTCAGAATGACCTGACGACGCGGCCGTGCTACATTGCCAAGGTGGGCAATTACTTCGCCCATGGCGACACCTTGCGCGAGGCGATGGCCGATGCTCAGGCGAAGTATGACGAGAAACGCCCGCTGGAGGAACGTATTGCGGATTTCAACAAAGAATTTCCCGACCGCAACGTGAAGGTGGACGCCGCCCGGCTGTTCGAGTGGCATCACATCCTAACGGGCTCGTGCCTCGCGGGGCGTAAGGCCTTCTGCGAAGAGCGCGGACTGGATTATGAGCACGGCCATTACACCGTGAATGAATTTATCCGCCTCACCCGTAACGCCTACGGGGGCGAGGCGATCCAGGAACTTGAAAAAACATTACCGTAATTATGGAAATACAAGGCAAGATCATTCAGGAATTGGGCTTACGTGAAGGCGTGAGCAGTGTGACGGGCAAGCCGTGGAAGATGGCGGGCTACGTGATTGAGACGCAAGAGGCGTACCCGAAGCGCATGGCGTTTGACGTCAGCGACGGGGAGAGCGGCCGCATCGAGCGGCTGGGTATCCGCACAGGATTGGTGATGAAGGTGTACTTCGACATTGACTCCCGCGAGAAAGACGGGCGCTGGTATAATACGATCCGCGCCTTCGATGCGCGGCGGGTGGAGGGTCAGTGATGGACCGGTTGTTGCGCGCCGAGATAGTGGCGGAGGTTCGCCAGGCCCAGATGGAACTGGCGGAGATGTACCGCGAGGAATGGGTGACGGCGGACCGGCTGTCGGAACGGCTGGGCATGTTCAGCACGGCATGGTTGAAACGCTACGGCTACCTGTTGCCCCGGGAACGGGCGGAGGTGGTGGAAGGTGCGGAGATGCACGCCACGCGCTGGGCGTATCCGCTGCACAAGATACAACGGCTGCTGACCGAAGGCAAACTAAAAGAACTGAAAGTATGAAACGGCAAGAACGACTGGCGTTGGCGCTGTGGCTGAATATCCGTAACGGCACACAGCGGCAACTTGTGAAGATAAACCAGCGCGGTGTGTGCTGGCTGAACCGCGTGACCGGCGAGCGGTCGGAGGTGTATGAGTTTGACAAGACAAAAGCCGATAGGTACGGCAAGTAAATTGAGAAAAAATGATACACATATTCAAAGTATATACCGAAGTGCCGGAGAAGGTGAACGAGCTGGCCGCCGTCATCAAGCTGCGCGACGACATGGGCGTGGTGCGGTTGGACAAGCCGGACCAGTTCATCCTGGTATGCGGCGGTATGAGTGCCGTTGCAGCGGCTCAGCGACTGATGGAGTTCACGTTCGGCGTGGACAAGTTTCAGATGGCTAAAACGATAGGATTCAATGGATAACGGAAAAAATGTGATTGTGAAGCGGGTGCGGTATATCGAAGTACCCCAGCAGACGAAGAAAGAGCTGGCCAGGAAGTTCGGCTGCGTGCGCTCGACGGTGCACCGGGCGCTGTATATGGAGATGGACACGCCACTTGGCAACGAGATCCGTCGCGCCGCGATGGAGATGGGCGGCGTATTCGCCACGAAGGTAAAATTCATCGAGTGCTGACGACACCGGACGAGAGATGGAAGACGAACTGAACGTAATGCCGCCCTTGCCGAGCGGCGAAGAGATGGAACGTCAGGTGCTGGCGGAAGAGCTGGCGCCCTATTGGCTCGACCCGACACAGAACTACCCCGAGCCGCACTATTTGTTGCAATACAACGGTGTGGGTTTTTCGCCGTTGGGCGGAATACAGGCGCTCAGCGGCCAGAAAAAGAACGGAAAGACATTTGTACTGGCGCAGTTGATTGCGGCGATTCTTGGGCACAGGAGCGAGCGTGTGGAGGCCTATCTGCACGGGTTGTCTGTGCGCGAGGACACGCTGGCGTGGCTGGGCCGTGAGCCGACGGTGCTGTATGTCGATACCGAGATGGAACAGCTTAACTCCGCGAAGGTATTGCGGCGCGTGCACTGGCTATGCCAGTGGGAGCAGACGGTGCCCAACGAGCGGTTCCGTGTGCTGTGGCTTCGTCAGATAGAGAAGACCGAGAAAGAGGCCGCGTATGAGCGGCGGTATTCGCTGATAAAGAAAGCTATCGAATGGATGCAGCCGACGGCGGTGTTCATTGACGGTGTGCGCGACATCATCGGCGACTTCAATAACAACGAGGAGAGCTCGGCGCTGGTGACGGACCTGATGGCCATAGCCACGAAGATGAACTGCTGCATCTGGAACGTGCTACACGCCAACCCGCGAATACAGAACGACGACGAGAGCAAGATGCGCGGTCACCTGGGCACAGAGCTGGGCAACAAGGTGAGCGACACGTTCATCTCGCAGAAGAAGAAAGACTCGGACACGGGCCGTGTGACGTTCACGGTGAAGCAGCAGGACGCGCGCGGCAAGGACGTGGACGACTGGAAGTTCGAGATAGTGGACGATGCCGGCAGCGGTCTCGGCATCCCGCGGATCATGAGCTGCGAGCAGGAGGTGCAGCCGGTGCAAGAGATTGGGCGTGCGCGCGTGGAGGAGTTGATTGCTATCATAGACAAGATGGCGTTCCGTGCTAACGGCAAGACCTACACCGAAATCAACGATGCCCTGAAGGAACAAGGCTACACCAGTAACCGTAAAAAGAAGCGTATCATTGACGATGCCCTTGCAATGGGTATCCTTAGCAAGGCCGGAAACGGACGATATTACTACGATTCTATTAACGATAAAGTTGATGATAATGGACTCCCATTTTAACTCAACACCCCGTATGTGGCGACTCCCGGCCCCCAGTATTATTATATATAATAATACAGGGGCCGGAGTAACCACCGACGCCACGCGCGCGCGTAAAATGTGTTTCAGTCATCAGCCTATACAGGAGAGAAGCAATGATTGATTCAAGAACTATCGAGCGCGTGCTTGCCGCCACGAACATCGTGGACGTGATCGGTGACTTCTACGATCTGAAGAAAGCCGGTCAGACGGAGTGGATGTGTCTGTGTCCGTTCCACCCGGACCGGCACATGGGCTCGTTCAAGGTGAGCAGCCGTAAGAACATCTACACGTGCTTCAGTTGTGGCGCCACTGGCGATGCCGTGGAGTTCCTTGAGAAGCACGAGGGCCTGTCGTTTCCCGATGCCATCCGTTGGCTTGGTGCGAAGTACGGCATCGCCGTGGAGGGCAGTGAGCGCTACCGTGTGCGCCGTTGTGAGCCGCACCAGCCTCAGGCGCCGTTGCCCGTGTTGGAGCTGCCGCGGAAGTATGTGCTGGCTCGCAGGAACTATACGGGCAACGTATGGGTGGCATGGCTGAAGTCCCAGGCGTGGGACATGGCGCAGCGCGGCCGGATAGAGGGGATGTTGCGTAACTACAACGTCGGCACGGCGAAGGACGGCCGCACTATCTGGTGGCAGATGGACGAAGAGGGTCGACTGCGGACGGGCAAGCTGATGCGGTATCAGGCAGACGGGCACCGGGACAAGAGCGTGAACCCGACGTGGGTGCACACGATGCTGGCACAGGCCGGTAAGCTGGACCTGCGGAGCGTGGACGTGAAGCAGTGCCTGTTCGGCATGCACCTGACGGATCTGTGCCCACAGGCCACGGTGAACATTGTTGAGAGCGAGAAGACGGCGGTGACGATGGCGGTGGCCTACGGTGACCTCCGGAGCGCCGTATGGATGGCGACGGGCGGTAAGGAGAGCCTGCGGCCGTCGAAGTTGCAGCCGCTGATTGATAGAGGCAGGCACATCGTGCTTTACCCGGACCGCGATGCGGTGGATGAGTGGAAGGAACTGGCGGAGGGCATGGGGTATGACCGGCTGTCGGTGAATGATGAACCGGTGCGGATCTGGTGGCAGCCGTGTGACGGGGAGAAGGCCGACATCGCGGACGTGATCGTGCGGTGGCTGGGTGACCCGATTAAGAATGTGAAGACCGTGGGGGAAGTGACGGAAGACATCGTGAAGGAACTGGCCGAGCGGAACGAAGGGATGAAAATCTTGGTGGATGAATTAAAGCTTGAGAAGGTATGAATATGAATGAGGGAAAGTATGTGAGTGTGGCCACGAAGGTGAGCACGTGGGTTTGGGCCCGGCTGAATGCCATTGCCGACAAGAAGGGGATGAGCCTGTATGAGATGGCCCAGATGGTGTATGACACGCTGGTGAGGTACATGGACGACCAGCACAACCTGTCGGCGGAGATGGAACAGGCGATGAGTATCTTCGACCACATGGTAGGGTGGAAGGGGCAGATGAATCTGGCCACGCCCAACGGGGAGAAGGCGGTGACCGAGGCCACCTATTACGTGGGCGCGGAAGGCAAGGAAGGCGTGAGGGCTGTGCACGTGAGCACACCGTTCATGGGCGAAGCCGTGGAGACGGTGAATGTTCAGGAGATACTGGAGCGGACGATATGCCTGCTGATGCCGCAGAGGTATATGCGTTTGCGCCGGTTGGCCGTTGACATGGATTGCAACAGCATATTACAGCTGATTGATACGCTGATAGATGAGAATAGCAAGGAGGCCGATGTCAAGGAATTACGGCAAGGATTCGAGGACGCCAACCGCAGCGAATGGGGGCGGAAGCCGTGGGAGCAACCGTTTAAGAGGCACCACCACCGGACACCGGACAGCGTGGCGCAAGCCAAGCATGGGCGTATTGAGTTCACGCCGGAAGACTATATCGATGACGATTCAAGATACTGAGTATGAGCCGAAGCAAAGAGTATCAGCGATTACTGAACGACAAGCGATGGAAGGCGTTGCGCATGAGATACCTGCAAGAGCATCCGTTGTGTGAGGCATGCGCGTCAGCCGGCTACATCCGGAGCGCGGTGGACGTGCATCACAGAACGCCCGTTGAGAGCGCGAGGACGCGCATGGAGATGGAGCGCCTGGCATACGACTGGCACAACCTTCAGGCGCTGTGTGTTCCGTGCCACATCAAGGCGCACCAAGCCGAAGGCTCCCACACGAAGGAAGCGCACCAGCAGCGCGAAAGTGAAAGATTGAAGCGATGGGTGGAGAGACACACGCGATGAACACCCCGGGGCGGTCATTTTTTTTGCGAGGGGCCCATCTTCCGAAATCCACCAGCCCAACATTGAGATGGGAGGGGGAATTTTGAAATTCTGGTTTTTCCCACTTGATTGGTTATGGTAAGATGGAATGAGGTGCACACAGAATAGTTGATGAGGTGCGATTGATTTAAGAATGAACAATACAGATTGATAATTGAGCAGATTGTAAATTACCACATAAATAAAAATAAAAATTGAGAGTGAGAGATGGAAGGAAGTGAGAATAAGAAGATGCGGTTGCGTTGGGTGAGGAACAGTCCGACGCTGAGTGATGAGACGGTGTCGTTCCGTGTGGAGGGGTGTGCCGGTATGCGTTTGCACGAATTCATTCAGACGGTGCTGAGTGATGGGTCGAGCCATTGCGGTATGTTCCGGGTGTATGCCCAGAGCCAGGAGCTGGGACATCTGCATGTCTGTGATATTGACTACCGTGAGCGGAAGGTGTGGTGGATGTTCCGGTATTTCAGGGACTCCGTGCTGGCGATGGATGCGTTGGTGAGATCTGCGCGCTGTAACGGCGGGTGGGGTCAGATGAATTACGAGGTTGTGATTGCGTGGAAGGGAGGCGAACATGCCGAAGCGTAACATCGTGTTGGTCCAGTTGCCGGCGGAGCAGCCGGACTGCTGTGCGGAATGTCCGTTGCTGGGGCTGGTGCCGAAGTACGTGGCGCGCCCGAAACATTCGAAGGAAACGCACGTGTGTATGGGAACGATGGAGGCGCTGACACAACGCGGGTCGAAGGTCAGGGCGAGCAGCCGTGACAGTCATCATCCGTTGCGCCGTCCGTGTGACAGCCGTTGGCACTCGTGGATGCAGCTTCAGGGCCGGAAGCTGGGCGTAAGCACCCAGACGTTCAACGATTGCCGGGTGCCGTATGAGTGTACGCTCCAGTTGCAGATCCGGTTCCACAAGTGAGTAATTTATATTATGTTTAATGGCGGATATTAAAATTCTGCTTATTCTGGATAAACTGAATAACCTAAATAACCTGGATAACCTGAATAACTCATGTACATACTTGACCGATTACCCGAAGTGGAAGCGCGTTATACTCGCGCCATAAAAGAAAAAGACAAGAAAGAACTGGCTTACTTCCGTCAGTTTGGCAATGACGAACGACACATCACCGAGAATGCTGCCGCGTATGAGCAATGGTTGTCGATGGGTTATACCGGCCGTCCACGCCTGACTGATGTAGGCTGGTTGACCAACGGCTCACATAAAGAACTCAAACCGAACTTTGAAACCATTACCGCATTCACCGACGGCCGCTTCGGCTGTGAGATACTATTGCTGCGTCACCCCAACGGGCAGTGGACGAATGGATTGCACCTGTGCCTGTCCGAAAGCGGTAGTTACTCCAGTCCGTCTATTTGGGGCGAGATTTACGCCACACGTCAGGATGCTCTGAACGCGGCAATCGACTACTGTATTTCCGAGATTGAGCGTTCCGATATTAAGTCCGACAAAAAATATCTACAACCCGTCCGTGCTCTCCGCATGGAAGCGATGCAGCAGGATTTGTTCGCCATATAACCCATTAAACCCTACTATTATGACAGATTTTCTAACCGACCGCCCCGTGACATATCGGGACATGCAGCTGGAGCAGCTGCGGCAGGAATATGCAGGCATGGCCATGCAGGCCATCATTAGTAATTCCAAGTATTACGATGAGTGCGGCAGCCTCGCCGACGAACCCAACAGCGGCTTCACGGAGGCCTGTGAGGTCGTGGCCGAAGAAGCGGTGCACTTCGCCGACCGCCTGATAGAGGCACTCTATCCTGAACAGATGGACAATATAGTGGAAGATTGACTGTGAAAGTGAACTGGTTACAAATTGTCACCGGTTGCTATAAAATAAAACTGAAATGATCATGGGAAGAAAGAAAAGTGTACACGGATATGAGCTTGAGTTGCGGCGGATGATCAAGAGCCGGACTGGGGCTGATTGTGAGGTGTGGTTGTATCCCCAGGTGCGGGCGACGGCGGCGAATATGGTGCTGTTGGACAAGATGCAGGAAGAGTTGGCCGGGGAGGATACTTTGGTGTCGTCGCTCACGGGTTGCTCGGGTCAGCAGAAGGTGCCGGTGAACCCGCTGGTGGCGGCGTATGACAAGGCGCAGCGGACGCTGATGAAGCAGCTGGAGTCGCTGGGGCTGAATTATAACGCCACGCCGAGCAAGGTCAAGGAGGACACGCGGAAGGGTGTGGATGAGAGTGACCCGTTGGTCCAGTTCTACCGGCAGGTGAATGAATAGCCCTGCGGGCTACGTTGGACTTTCGGCGCTTGGCGCCTACTTTAGACTTTCGGCCTGACGGCCTACTTTCGGCGCGAGGCGCCTACTTTCGGCCTGACGGCCTACGTTGGACTTTCGGTCTTGCGACCTACTTTTGCCCTGACGGGCGACTTTCGCGTAGCTACTTTCGCTACGCTACTTTGGACTTTAGACTTTTGGCGCTGGCGCGCCTACTTTGAACAAAATAAGTAAGTATGGAGAATAACGATAACGAATGGATGGAACGGAAGGTGCGGGCGCTGGCTGTGCTGCGTGAGCGGTTGGCCGGTGCGCGTGAGCGATTGCGGGCGATTGACGAGCGTCTGCTGGTGTATTTTGACGATTTGGCTACGCACGCCAGCGCTGACCCGGAGGATGCGGATGACCGGCACAATCTGTATGAGGTGCTGTGCGGTGTGAAGTTCCTGCGGCTTTTGGCGACTTACGACTTCAACGATAAGAAGGTGCAGACGGTGATCCGTCTGCGCGAGGGCGTATGGCGTCAGGACGGGCGCGCGTGGCGGTATGTCAGTGGCGGGTTGAAGTGCCCGGGCACGAGCGGCGCGCAGGTGTACCGGTGGCAGCCGTTCCAGGTATTCGTCTTGGCCAGTGTGTTCGGGCCGATGGCTTGGGTGAACACCGAAGTCGAGGTCGGCATGAAGCCGGAGCTGTTGCCGACGGAGGAAGAGCGTGACGGCATCGTCTGGGACTACCGGCGTCTATGCACCGACTTCACCTACTTCGCTCCGCGTAAGACGGACAAGACGGGACTGGCCGCCTTCATTCAGTTGGTTTTTTTCTTCCTTGAAGACGATAACGCCGAGTGCTATTGTGCCGCCAACGCGAGCAGCCAGAGTGCGCTGCTGTTCAACCGCACCCGCCAGTTGATTGCGCAGTTGGATAACGGTCAGCGTATCCGAAGCACGCAGACCGTGATCGACTGGAAGGATGCCTACAAGTCCATGCGGAACAGCAGTGTGCGCCCGTTGAGCGCTGGCGGTAAGACCAAGGACGGCATGTTCGCCCAGCTTTGCTGCGCGGATGAGTTCGGCAGTGCGCCCTATGCCAACGGCAAGAGTGACATGCTGGCGCTTGTGAATGTTATCCAGTCGTCGATGGGTCCCCGTCGTGAGCCTCTGACGTTCACCACGACGACGGCGGGCACAATTCAGAGCGGTCCGTTCATTGAGAAGTTGGACGCACTGCACCGCAACCTGCTGGATGAACTGGCCTATGCCGCCGGTACGGCGACGCCATCGTTCGAGAGTGACCGCCGTCTGGCGCTGTGCCTGGAGCCTGATGCGTGGGAGACTGACGAGGAGGTGATTCTTACCAAGAAGAGCCTGCGTCGGAAAGTAAACCCCATGCTCGGGCTGATAGTGCAGCACGCCTCGTATGACGGTTGGATTGACGAGGCCAAAAGCGACCCCACGAAGATGCCGGAACTGGTGGCGAAGTATTTCAACCATTACCAGACGGCGCGGATTACGGAGTGGGTGGTGCGTTCCCAGGACGTGGTGCGTGTGCAGCGAGACCGCCGCGTCACCGATTGCCGCCTCGCAGACGGTTGGCAGACCTTCGTCGGTCTGGACTTCTCGCATGGTGAGGACCTGTTCGCCATTACATATCTTAGTGTGAATATGAACCCCACCGCCCCGATGGCGGGCCGATTCTTCGCGGACTGCGAGGCGTGGGTAACAGAGGAAACCCTGCACCGCAGTGCGAATCGCCCGCTGTATGAGAAGTGGGTGGAGCAGGGTTGGCTGAATGTGTCGCCCGGTAAGGTATTCAATCCCGACTTGGCGGTGAATGAACTGATGCGTAAGACGGATCAAGGTGTGAATCTGTGCTACTTCGGTTATGACCCGGCCCAGTCAAAGTACCCTATCAATATGCTTCGCGCGTGGCTGCTGACGTTGGGTATCGACGGCGCGACCGTTCAGGAGATGGTGGTGCCGGTGGCTCAGACGTACATGGTGTTCAACGGTCTGATCGGTGAACTGGAGTACATGCTTTTGGAGAAAGAGCCGTGGCTGCACCTGTCGATGTCGCCGTTGTGGTCGTGGGAGGTGGGTAACGTGAAGATCGAGGAGAGCCGGGAGGGTAACCGGAAGATTCTGAAGAGCGGGGTGAACAGTAAGGTGGACAATATCCATGCGCTGGTGGACGCGCTGTATTGCTTCGATTTGAGCGAGGGCAAAATGGGCGGCGGGTAAACCTGCGGGCGGTAGTGAGGGGAGTTGATGAGAGGGATGGGTGATTCGGGCGGGCTGTCGCCCGCCCTGCGGGTTGGTGAATGAAAAGATAATTGTGGAAATATGAGATATTTAACTTTGGAATGGATAAAGTCCCACAGTCGTATCGACTACGACATTGAGGATGAATTGCTGACGCTATACGGCGATGCCGCCGAGGAGGCGGTTCTGAATATCATCGGGCGAAGCTACCGAAACCTGGTACTGAACTTCGGCAGTCCGGATGACTATGTTCCCGCGGCCATCAAGCAGGCGACGTTGATGCTGGTGGATGCCAGTTACACGCAGCGGAGCCCTGTGAGCAGTGTGAACATGTTCGCCGTTCCCTACACCTTCGACTTCTTAGTTAAGCCGTACATGAAGTTGGCTAACGGTTCGAGCAACAGTGGTGTTGGCAGTATGGTGACGGGTTACTATAACAGTGCCGACGGTCTGTTCTATAGGGATGCGGGCTTCACCGAGGCTATTGTCGGCGACCTGAAGAGCCTTTACCGCGACATCCCCTCGGGGTTGGTCTATGTGTATAACGGCGAGATATTCGAGTTGCTCAATGCCGATATGTTCGCTGTTACCGAAGATGAGATGGATGACATACTTGACGGACAAGAGATAGAAGATTAGAGCCATGGCAGACGAAATCAAGATATACCAGAGACTGAAACAAGACCTGGCGCAGATGGCTGCGTGGGTGCGTGCGAATTTTCTCCGCAAGGTGCAGAACCCTACGGCCGGTCATTTCGCCGGTGTGGACAGTAACGGCAATGTGGTGGACAGCGGTTATGGCAGCAGCAGCTTCCAGACGCCGCTGTCTTCGCAGACGGCGTATAACCGGAAGGGTAGTGCATCTGCCGTTCCCCAGATCACGACGAACGCGCTGGGCCAGGTGACGGCAATTACAGAAGTGCCGATTGATATACCGGCCTCGCAGGTTCAGACCGACTGGCAGGAGAATGATGCGACGAGTGTGCGTCATATCCAGAATAGAACCCATTACATTGAGAGTGTATCAACAAGTGATGTATGGTATCAGACTAACGTGGAGGTTGGTAGTGCATCATCTTCTCCAGGTGCTTATAGTGGTACGTTTACGCTGACGGAGGGCAAGACGTATAATGTGACTATCAGTCAAGGTAGTAACACCAAGACGTATGAGGGTATTGTATGTGAGAATAATACTACTGTAGGCGGTTTATTTTTGAATAAGAATTGGAGTAATCCGATGCAGGGTGCTGAAACTACGAGTGATGCTTTTTATATCCTTGTTCAGGCAAGTAGTGTCATTCTTGCCAGTGCTGATGTCTATGGTAGCGGTTGTACGGTTCAAGTATCAGAAGTCACGGAGACAATTCATAAGTTAGACCCGAAGTATCTCCCAGATAATGTCAATCAGCTTGAAAGTATCACTACGCAAGAGAGTAGTGTAAGTGGAGGTACGAATGTAGTCACTTTCACGCAGACCAATGGCACACAGACTTCCTTCAACGTAAAGAACGGTGAAAAAGGCGATACAGGTGCTACGGGTGCAACTGGTCCGCAAGGTGCCACTGGTCCTACTGGCCCTCAAGGCCCGAAGGGTGACGATGGTGTTAGTTTGGGTGAGATAGCACTGACGCAAGAAGTTACACAAGACACGGATAAAGTGCCGAGTGACAAGGCGGTGTATGACGAAGTAACTTATCCTGATGTGACGTATGAGAAAGCCCAAGATATTGAAGGATGGCAAACGGGAACGTCAATAGATATTTCCGCCCCTAATTGGTATTTTACCACCAATGCCAATTACGCTTGTTCTGGTCTTGTTGATGTGAGGAATTATGATACGGTAACTTGGAGGGTATTTACCACCAATACGTATTATTATACAGTAATTTTAGACAAGAATAAGGCATACATAACAAGGGTGCACATTTCTATGGCTGGTATCAATAGGCAGACCTATCCAGAGATGGGATATGTCTTTTTCTATTGTAATAATGCGACCTACAACAACAATGATACCGTTAATCTCACATTGTCTGACGGCCATAAAGTGAAGAATGACTTAATAGAAACCCAGCAAGATGTTAGTAAAGCACAAGCCAATTCTTTCCAAACCCACACAAGATATACCTTCTATGAAGGAGAAAGGTTGACAAACAAAACTATTGTGATTTTTGCAAATCGTAATAATGGTAATCCATATCTTATGAGAGGTACTGTGTCAATCAACATAACAGCACAATCCACCATCGCTATAACAGGAATGACTGCTTTTTCGCACAACGGGAAGCAATCCATATCACTTGTTCTCTGCTTTGATACGGAAGGAAACATGAAGGCATACCTGAACGGCGCACTTAAAGGAACTTCACCTTATACGACATTCGCTGATACTGGTTGGGAAATGATGTTGTCTGAAGGTGCTGCATTATATGGTCATTATTCGTTGATAAACGCTGACCTTAGTGATTATGTTTCGATACTCGAAAATCAAGGTTGGGAAAATTGGATGCCTGAAAATCTATGGATGACACAAGCTGGTAAAGAATACAGTGGCACTTCAAGTAAGGGAGGATGGGTCGGTATCAGTGCCTTCCCTGAAAATGCTTTTGTTTTAGAAACGATTACTGCCACGAATGAAACCGCTTCAAGTGTTTCCTTCAGCTTTTCAAACATGACCGCCTTCCCAAGTGGTAGCGTGCCTGTTCCCGCTGGAGAAAGTGTTACATTTTCACGATTGGTGTTTGTCGGCTCGACTAAAGCAGTCGGCTATTTTGGCAATTCAAACCAAGCTGGGTTGAGTACCGTGTGGAGTGCTTATCAAGTTGGATTTATTTGGGGGTTAGATTACAGATACGCACATAGTAGGGGTGCATACAATCTCAATGGGTTGGTGTATGACGATTATCCGATAGTTCTCAGCGTGAAAGAACTTGTGCCCCAAGTATTAGCCACTGGTGCAGCTGGTAGTGCCGTTGGTCAGATAAGAGTAGATGCCAATGGTAATTTGCAGATGTACAATGGAACGACATGGAAACAAATCAATAATAGCTAACGCTACTTTCGGACTTACGTCCTACTTTAGACTTTCACTACGTTACTTTATACTTTGGACTAAAAACAATAAATAAAAATGGACAGATTGAACAAAATAGAACGCCTTAAAGACAGGCTCTATGCCACTGACTACATCGTACTTAAAGAATACGAGGGTCTTAATGTCAGTGAGCATGGAAATTTTCATGAAGAACGACAGGCTATAAGGGATGAAATCAATCGGTTGCAGGGTATGACGGAGGAGGAATACTATGAGACTTATCCTGAGGAGAGGGAGGCTTCGCCTACTTACGAGGATGAACCTCTACTTTCGGACGAGCCTACTGACGCTGCGCTACTTTAGACTTTCGCCTTAAAAAGGCTACTTTGGACTGAAATATTAACCATAAATATAGAGAGTATGAAGATTGTTGAGAAACTTGGAAATGTAGCCGCCGACAAGTGGCTGCACTTCATCGTGGGGCTTGTGTTGGCCCAGTTGACGATTGCGCTATTGTGCGCAGTTCAGAACGACATCATCCTTGCCTACGGGGCAGGCATGGCTGTGGCGTTGGCTGCTGGCTTCGTGAAGGAGTTAAAGGATGGTTCACACGCTGACGTGCAGGACTTTTTGTTTACGCTCGTTGGTGGCGTGGTAGGTGCGCTGCTGGCGCTTATTCTCTAATTAAACAAGGCGTGAATGGGTGTGGGAGGTGATAAGCCCTGCGCCCGCGCCTTTTGTTCATCATGAAAAGAAAACTGAATTGGCCGATTATAGCGTGCCTGCTGCTGTGGGCGGCGGTGCTGGTGCTGCTGTTGAGCAGCTGTTCCCGGAAAGTGTATGTGCCGGTGGAGACGGTGCGTGTGGACACGTTCGTGAAGACGGCGGTGCGTGTGGACAGTGTGCGGCTGACGGACTCGGTGTATGTGAGCGAGCGGACCGTGGGCGACACGGTGTATGTGGTGAAGACGCGGACACAGTGGCGTGACCGGTTGCAGTTGCGTGTTGATACCGTCTATCGTAGCCAGACGGACACCATCACGAAGGTGGTGGAGGTGGTGGTTGAGAAGAAAGCCAAGCGTCGGAAGATGTGGCCGTGGCTGTTGGGTGCGCTGGCCGTTGGTGTGGTATTTTTTATGTTCGCTTCGCTACTTTCGCGTAGCTACTTTCGGTCCTGACGGACCTACTTTCGGCGCTGACGCGCCTACGTTTGACCAGAAGAAGTGGATGTTGGTGTCAGTTATCGGTTGAGATAGTAACAATAGCGGTTGTTTCCAAAATGGAAATAGTTCAAAAAGAAAAAGCATGAAAATAGGAACACACAATTCCGGAACGGGCGAGCGGCCTGGCAATCTGTTGTCGTGGCTTGGTTGGCCGTTTGCGCGATGCCAGACGAAGACGCTGCGTGAGCAGTATGATGCCGGAGCGCGTATGTTCGACCTGCGGGTGAAGTTGCACAATGACAACTGGTATCTGGCGCATGGTGCTTGGCGCAGTAGGCGGACGTTGCTCGGTGCGCTGTTGGAGATTAACGATTATCCGGAGGTGTGCCGCGTGATACTGACGTATGAAGGCAGTCGGCACGATGCCGCCTTCGTGCGGTTCTGCGAGATGACGGAAGGCATCGAACACGCTTTCAGTACCCTGCGGTTCGTCTATATTGCGGTCAAGCGCCCGAAGTGGGCCTTCGTGCGCGTGATTGACAAGCGGAGCTACCCTGTGCAGGGGTTCATGCCGATTACGGGATGGCGGCGGCTTCTGCCCATTCCTTTGGTATGGCACTTTATACTTTCGCTGCGCTACTTTTGCTGCGCGACTTTCGGCGCGGGCGCGCCTACTGAGGAGACGAAAAAGTGGGTGCTGGTGGATTTCCTCTGACCGCAAGGGTGTGTCGGAAATTCCGACATACCCTACTTTCGGCGCGGTGCGCCTACTTTCGCTGAGCTACTTTCGCTGCGCTACTTTGGACACGAAAAAGTGCGGGATAAAAATTTTCTCGCATTTTTTTTGAAAAAAGTGCGTGTAAAATTTGGTACATACATTAGAAAAGTCGTACCTTTGTATCGTAAACAAAAAAATAAACCAATTAAAATCCGGCGGCAACGGAAAACAGCGGCAAAGAAAAAATGAAGACATATTCCTTACAAGAACTGAACGAGATTGTTAAGAAGGCAACGGATGTAGAGTTGTATCAATTCGTCAGCAATGACCTGAAGATTCACACGGACACCATTGTGGCTATGGACAGCAACGCCATTGAGCAGTTGTTCGAGCACGTTGATGTCATTGAGGCAAAGGTAGAACTCATGGGCAAGGAAGATTACATCAAGACGATTCTGGCTAATTCATCCTCGGATTGGGATGAATTGTTTAACGACGATGACATCGTTGCCGTGATAGTCACTCCTACCTATGATGTTGTGTATGACGATTGTGACTACATTCGTAATAGTCAAGGAACGCGCCAGACTAAGTCTGATGCCGTCTATTACATCCAGCATTACAATGGAACGGACGAATTCGTCCGTGAAGGCTATAAGAGAGGTGGAATTGTCCAAGTTGAGTGTAATCAACCTGACGCTGCTGGCGTTGTCTATGAGGAAACCGTGAGATGAACGACCATCGGAAAAGAATAGGGCAGCGCATCCGTGAGATACGTGGTGCGCTGTCGCTCACGCAGCAGGAACTGGCGGATCGGACGGGCATCCAGCGTTGCCATATCGCGCGGATCGAGGCCGGTCGGTACAGTGTCGGTCTGGACACGCTGGAGAAGATTGCCGTGGCGCTGGGGCGTGAGGTGGATTTTGTTTCGCCTTAGAAGGCGACTTTCGCCTTAGAAGGCTACTTTAGACTTTAGACTTTTGCTTCGCTACTTTCGCCTTAAAAAGGCTACTTTATACTGATAGTGACAATAGTGATTATGGCGGGCGGCTGAGAGGCCGTCCGCTTTTTTTTTGTGGTTGGGGTAAACCTTGCGGGGGGATTGGCCGGGTTGGTATGATTACGGCCGAAATTGACAAGGATGCTTTGGAGGCACAGGCGCGGAAGTTAGCTGCGCTGGTGGTTGACCGTCCTGATATGCGTAAGCGTATCCGTTCTGCTATCCGTAAGGAGTTGCAGGCGGCGCGGCGGCGTTTGAGCGGTGCCGTGCGGGGTGCGTTGCCGAATGATCCGCGCAAGGCTTACCGTGCGGTGCGTTATGCCGTATGGAAGAAGGTGTTGGGCGGTAACCTGAACATCCTTAACAGCCGAAGGGCCGGTGCGCGTTACTGGTTGAACCGGGAGCGCAAGGTGGACATGAACCCCGGGATGCGTGGTGGTAACCGCCGTAAGATGAGTGCCCGGACGGTGCAGGTGCAGAGCTACTTCGGCAAGGACAGAGGTTTTATCTTGCGTTTCGTTAATAGCGGTACGGACGAGCGTGACACGCGGTACGGCCGTCGCGGACGTATCACACCGCGTAACTTCTTTTTTGGTAACGCGACGGCCGCCATTGAGCAGGCTGCTGAGAATTTGGGCGGCATCATTGAGGAGGAGTTGGCTGCGGCGTTTGAGCAGGCCGGGTGAACGGCGCTGACGCGCCTACTTTGGACTTTCGCTGCGCTACGTTGGACTTACGGCGCGAGGCGCCTACGTTGGACTTTAGACTTTCGGCGCGGAGCGCCTACGTTGGACTATAATAGAATGAGATAATGGCTGCACAGAGTGTTGTACGATTAGGGTTAGAGAGTAACCAATACGAGCGCGGAATCAAGCAGGCGCGTCGGAGTTTCGATGACTTCACGAAGGGCATCGGTGCCGGTGTGTTGAAATTGACGGCCGTCAGTGCGGCCATTACCGCCACGACGACGGCGCTGAAGGTGGCGAAGGACGCCTTCTTCGCCAGTGAGCGCAATGTCGATGAATGGGGCCGGACTATCGAGGGGGCCAAGAGTCTGTATGAAGGTTTCCTCAACTCCATCAATACCGGTAATGTCAGTGGTTTTCTCTCGAATATCGACCAGATTGTCACGGCAGCGAGGGCCGCCTATGACGAGCTGGACAAACTGGGCTCGATGAAGACCATTCAAGGTCCGCAAATAAGTGCCCAGGAGGCAGAAAACAGCCGTCTGCGTCAGATGATTATGACGCGGAGGTACATCGCGCCCGGTGCGAACTCCAACCTGACGGCCAGTATGGCCGCCGATACGGTGCTGAGCGACGCCCAAATCCGTGTGCTCGAGAAGCAGTTGCAGAACGGTATGAAAAAGGTTGTTCAGTTGTGGAACAACGAAGTGGAGCAGAGTACGAAGGCCATTGATGCGGAGTACAAGCGTCAGGCCGCCACGTTAGGCATGAGTGCCGCCGAGTTCCGTCGCGGAACGAGCAGTTGGTCGGAGTTCGACCGCCGCGTTCAGATGGCGCAGAAGTACCGCGATTGGGAAGCTGAGCACAGTTATGTTGACCAGGGGAGCGGCCGTTTAGCCAGAAGCGCCGGCAAGAACCCCTATGAGGCCTATCGCGCGTGGTCGGAATTCCGTGTGGACGGCGATGCCTATAACGCCCTGGTAGAGCGCATCAAGCAGCGTGACGCGCAGGTCAATCAGATTTATTCCAGCCAGGCGCAAGCCTACCGCACTATCAATCGCGCCGAGGGTATCACCTCCCGCATCGGCGGTGGCCGTAGCGGTGGTGGCCGTCGTGTAGGCGGGGGTGCGATTGGTCCGCAGCAGATGCTGATGTTGGAAGGGATGAGTGCGCTGACCCCGACGGGTTATCTGTCGTCGGGCAGTCCGTCGATGAGCAGTGCCGACATGGCGGCGTGGTTCTCGCAGAACATGTTCACGAAGGGCCTTGCTGACCAGGCACGTCAGTTCGGTTGGGACATGCAGGAAAAGGAAGGTCCGAGCCGCAGTGACAAGTTGTTGCAAGGCTTTGACGACTTGACTGGCGCGATGAATCACCTCTACGGCGGTTTGGAAGACATGGGTATCAAGTTGCCGAAGGGCATGCAGCAGTTGCTGGGCGGTATCAACGGGTTAATTACCGTGATTCAGGCGATGCAGGCGGCGAAGGAAGCCTTCGGTTTTATCAAGGCACTGCTTTTTAGTGGCGGCGGTGTGGCCCACGCTGCGCAGGGTTGGAGTGTCCCGGGTAACCTGTTGAGCGGTGACCGCGTGCCAGCGATGCTGAACAGCGGTGAGGTGGTGCTGAACCGGGCGCAGGTGGGTAATCTCGCGGCCCAGTTGAGCGGTCCACAGATAAGGACCGGTCAGAACGGTCGGACGGTGGTGAGCGGTGAGGACATCGTGCTGGCCGTGGAGAATTACGGAAGGCGGATAGGGAGGAAGTTTTTCAGTTAGCGACTTTCGGCGCGGGGCGCCTACGTTGGACTTTAGACTTTCGCTGCGCTACTTTAGACAAAAATAATAATATCAGAAAATATGGCGATAATACATGGTGGTAATGTGTTGGTGTTGAATGGCAGTGGTACGGCGGTGGTTGCCGGTGCCACGAACTGCGATATCGACATGCAGTGCGAAGGGATAGAGGTTGCCGGTCCGTTGAGCGGAGAATACCGCGAGGTGTTGGCCGGTCGTAAGGGTTGGACGGTGACGGTGAACTATCTTGTGACGGATGACCTGTCGAGTATCAGTGCAACCGGTACGACGGTCACGTTGCGCATACAGGTGCGCGGTGCGAGTGGGTATATGCAGGGCACGGCGCTGGTGAGCGAGTGCCGTGTGACGGCGACGAAGGGCAACCTGTGCCAGGGGAGTTTTGTTTTTACAGGCTCCGGGGCGTTGAGTGATAATTAACCTAATGACAAGAATAATATGGCGTGGGTAAAGCATTGGGTCGTTCCGTTCGGTGATCTCAGTGGTGAGGTCCAGTATCAGGTGGGCCTCTACGAGTGGGGCTTCACCGGTGATGTGGTGACGTTGACGGGTGCCGGTGTGCCGTTTGTTACGATGGAATCGGACGATGAGCATGTGTTCCGTGCGGTGCGGGGTCAGACGGGTTATCTCAGTGTCGTTGCCGATGACGGCACGCTGTTGGAATCGCTGATGCCGAAGACGAACACCGAGAAGCTGGTGCGTCTGGAAAGCGGCATCTACGACGGTGAGGAATGGGTGACCGGGAGCGTGCTGTGGCAGGGATTCCTTTGCGCCCAGGTATTCACGCAGCCGTGGGAGGGCAACCGTCATGTGTTGCAGTTCCCCGTGAGCAGTCTGTTGCAGAGTCTTGACAGCGTGTTGCTGGACGACACGTTGCTGACCAGCAGCGGGCGGTTGAGCGCGTTGCTGTATGAAGGTTACACCAAGCTGATGCGCGGCGAGACGCCCTATCCGAAGGTGAGCACGTATGACGATGTCGTTCTGGACCACTCGTGGCTCTACACCTGTGTGGAGTGGCGGCTGTTCTTCGCCGAGCAGGAAGTGGCTCACGAGGGCAGTGTCAGCGTGGAGCGCCGGGGTTGGAGTTATTACGAGGCGTTGGAGAGCGTGTGCGCCCTGTTCGGGCTGGTAATGCGCGAGCGTGACGGTCTGTTGTACGTGTGCCGCTACGGTAACGACGACTACGAAATCCACGGAGCCGAGTACACGTGGGCACAGATAGGGACAATCGCCGGCGGCGGCAGCGTGCGTGTGCTGGAGAAGGTGAAGATGACCCATTACAACCTGCTCCGTCTGGCCGAGTGGAAGGGCGCGGACAGTACGGCAACCTACATCCCCGGCGGTAATGACGCCCGTGTGGTGCTGAACCTCAACGCCGACAGCAACATGCTGTTCGCGTTGCGTGAGAGTCCGAGCGACAGCAGCGCCTATGTCGAGGTGGCCGTGAACGGCGGCGTGGTGTATGTGCAGCCCCATGACGGCGGGAGCGGCACGACGTACAGTTTCCACCTGTATAACCTTGAGCACACCAACGAGATCATAGACTGGGGCTGGAACATCGGTGTGACGTATCACCGGCAGAGTGCCGTCACGCCGACCTATGCCGAGTGCCTTGCCTCAAGCATGGCCGGCAGTCCCAGCTTCAACCCATTGAACCCGAGCGACAGCACCGGCAAGATTGTGACCGGAGCCTTCCCGGTGCGGTATTACCACCGTCCCGATGGCGAGGGCATGGAACTGCTGAAGAGCGGTTTGATGCTGAACATGCAATCGCGAGACGAACACCCGACCAGTACGCCGTTTGTTACGATGAACACGTTCAAGAGCGTGAGCAGTCGCAGTGTGATTTTCCGTCAGACCGGCTTCGGGACATACCGTTTCACGCCCGGTTACCTGCACTTGGAAATCGGCATCGAAGTATTTGAGCGGCTGTGGAAGGGCAACCCCGGCAGCGGCTGGCATGCGCTGACCGACTTCGGCAGTTTTACCAACGATCAGCAATACTGGCTGACGTTGAGTCTGCGCGTAGGTGACCGCTATTGGGACGGCGAGAAGTGGGTGAACGCCACGCGGACGTTCCTTGCTGCCGTTCAGAACAGCACACTCGTGACGAACTACAGCGACGACATGCCGTTCAGCAATCAGGGCGGGCTTTACCTCCCGATTGAGGGCGGCACGATGGGCGATGTGGAGTTCTGCGTGTACGACTGCGTGGAATATGAGGAGTTTGACGACCTGCACACGTATGTCATGACCGATTGCAGTCTGGAATTCAAGCCCACGTACCGCATAACAGTGGACGACCGCACACAAAACGTGTACCGCAAGAGCATCACCACCAACGGCTTCAAAGGCGACCACGCCATCGAGCTGAAAATCGGGACGTACAATAACAACGTGCCCAGTGCACAGTTCGTAATCAACGCCGACGGCGACTACATCGAAGCCTTCCCGTATTACTTGCCGACTGGCGACAACAGCATGGAGCGCCCCGAGCGCCATCTGGTAAACCGATTGGCCGAATACTACAAGGAAGTGCGCCGCGTGTTCAGTGCCGTGGTGGCTCTGGGCTTGCCCTTGTGCGACAAGGTGTATGACTACAACGGCCGCGTGTTCGTCGGTATCGGAAGCCAGGCGAACTGGCGCGACGGCGTAGAGACCGTGAAGTGGATTGAGGTAGAGAATCCCGAGACGATGGGCGGCGGTGACATCGACGCCATTGTTCCGAGCGGTGCCGCCCCTTACAGCAAGCAACCCGGCGGTTGGGACGAGAGCGGCGGCGGTATCAAGCCCGCTCCGGTACCCGTGACCCCAGACGAGTCGCGTATGTATCTCGGTACCTGTGCCACCGCCGCCGGTACGGCCGCGAAGGTCGTGACGACGGATGCCTTCCCGACGGAAGAGGTGGCCGGTGTGGTTCATCCCGTCGTAGGCACCACCATCGGCGTGCTCTTCTCGAACACGAACACCGCGGCCAACGCCACTTTGGACGTGAACGGTCTGGGCGGTGCGAGCATCTACTATAACAACGCCGTCTATACCAGCGGCGGCAATAGAGCGGGGTATAAGAACCGCTACACCTTCTTCGTGTGGAACGGGACTTACTGGGTATGGCAGAGCCAGGGCACCGACGACAATACCACCTACAGCAACGTATCGTTGGGCAACGGCATTGCCGTGCAGAACAACGCCAGTCAGGCCAGCGCCGTGACCGCCACACTGAGCAGTTACACGCTGGTAGCCAACGGCCGGGTGAGTGTGGTGTTCACGCATGACGTTCCCGCCGGTGCCACTCTGAATGTGAGCTCGAAGGGCGCGAAGGCCCTGCGCTACTACAACGACCAGGGCGCTCTTGTTGCCATTGATGCGGGCCGGATCAAGGCACACGATGTGGCCACCTTCGTGTACAACGGCACGTATTACGTGCTTGTGTCGAGTATGCGCCCGACCTCCGGCGGCGGTATTGTCGGCGGTTACTGGAACTCGGCCGACGGTCTGTTCTATGCCGACTCCGCCTTCACCACCTCGCTGACGGGTGACGATCTGACGCTCTACCGCGACCTGACGAGCAAGATGATTTATGTGTTCAACGGTACGACCTTCGAGTTGCTCAACGGTGACTACTACGCCGTGACGGGTGACGAGATGGAGGGGATACTGACGGACTGACGCCCTTTGGGCTACTTTCGGCCTGACGGCCTACTTTCGGCGCGGTGCGCCTACTTTCGCGGAGCTACTTTTGCCCTTTGGGCGACTTTCGGCCTGACGGCCTACGTTGGACTTTCGGCGCGGTGCGCCTACTTTTGCGGAGCTACTTTCGGCGCTGGCGCGCCTACTTTGGACTTTAGACTTTAGACTTTCTTTGGGGTAAACCTGAGACATGGAAGGTCCGGCTATGTAGCCGGACTTTTTGTTTGGGAATAGAAATAAGACGATGAAAGGTTATTCGAGTGGGTTGCGGCACGGCCGCGTGACGATACTCAACCGTCAGGAACAGACGGTGGGGGCATATGGCATTGACAGCGGCGGCGTGGGTTGGACTGCGGTTGCCACGGTATGGGCCGATGTGTCGTTCGTGAAGGGTCTGCGCGCGATGCGCGAGGGTGCGCTGGACGTATATGGCGTAGTGATGGTCCGAATGAACTGGAACCCCGACGTGACCTTGCGCAGCCGTATCGTGTATGACGGGCAGACGTACCAGATTTTGGGCGAGACGTTCCACGAGGACTTTCAGGCGAACCAGGTGCAGTTTAACGCACAAGTGGTGATTGATTGACTATAGTAAAAACGTAAACAGAGAGAGATGAGAGAGGTAGCGATTGTGCATTACAACACGCCGGAACTGACGGAGGCGGCGATTCTCAGTCTTCGGAAGCACGGCGGACAGGACTATCATGTGACCGTATTCGACAACAGCGACAGCCGGCCGTTCACGAAGGTGATGGGAGGTGTGACGCGGATAGACAACATGCAGGGTCAGGTAGTCGATTTCGACAAGATTTTACGAGCCTTCCCCGACAAGGACTGGCGTATGGGTTGCGGCAGCGGTGGCAGTTGGGGCAGTGCGAAGCACATGCTCAGTGTGCAGGCGTTGTGGGATATTCTCCCGCAGGGCTTCCTGCTGTTGGACAGTGACGTATTGATACGGCGGAGCGTGGACTTTATGTTCCGCGATGATTTGTGCACGGTGGGCCATATTCAGACGTGGGAGCAGGCAGGCAACCGAGGCAAGGTGGACCGGCTTGTGCCGATGGTGCTATGGATTAACGTGCCGAAGTGCGTTGCCGGCGGTGCGCGTTTTTTCGACCCCGCGCGTGCGTGGGCTTTGAGCGAGGGCGGTAATCAGAACCGGCAGAACTGGTACGACACCGGGGCGGCGTTTCTGGAGGACATCCGGACGTTGAAGCCGCAGTGCACGGGTATGGCGATTGACATCCGTCCGCTGATGCACCATTACCAGGGCGCGAGCTGGCGGAAGGTGTACCTGAGCAGCCAGTTGCAGTGGTTGGCCGACCACGCGAGTCTGTGGACGGGTAACGGTGTGAACGGCGTGAACGACTTGGGCGACCCGTCGTGGACCGCGCCTGCGAATAAGAACGCGCGTATCTACATTATGACGCACAAGGACTTCCCGCAGGTGGTACACCACCCGATGTATGAGGTGGTGGACGCGCGTGATGGCGGCGATATGTCGGACGGGGTGCCCGGAGCCTTCTTCAGTGAGCTGTTGCCGTTGCACCGCGTCGCCCAGCGCGGGCGGTTGCCCCAGATTGTGGGGTGCTGCGGTTACAGAAAGTATTTCGCCTTCGGCAGTAACCCGCCGAGCCTGTCGGCTATGCTAAAAAAGCACGGCTGCATCGTGTCGCAGTATGTGGGGCTGGGACTGCCGATGTACCAACACTATACCGAGGTGGTCGGGAATGGGGACGACCTCGACCTTGCCACGTCGATTGTGGCCGAACATTATCCGGACTTCTATCCCGCGTGGAATCGGGCGCTGCGGTTGCCGGTGCTGCATCCGGCCAGTATGTTCGTGATGCGTAGCAAGGACTTCCGCGTGATGGCGCAAGTGGTGTGGGATGTGGTGCAGCGCTATCTGTCCGCCATTGGCGGGGATATTTACGACCGTGTGCGTAATGATGCCGCGGCGTATCATCTCGGCCGCTCAACGGAAGGCTATCAGATTCGCGTGGGCGGTCAGTTGTGCGAGCGGCTGGTGAGTGCCTGGATAGACTGGCAGTTCCCCGATGCGAAGCAGTGGCCGGTGCTGATGACCGGGTAAACCTGTGACGGGGATTGCGGGGAGTTGTGGGTGACTTTTGCCCGGAGGGCGACTTTAGACTTTCGGCCTGTGACCTACTTTCGGCGCTGGAGCGCCTACTTTGAACTAAATAAGAAGCGATGGATAATTTTTTTGCAAGGATGTTTTCTCGGCGCGAGGTGGCCGGTGTTCCTACGACGACCGACCCGAGCAGTGTGGAGAACAAGCCGCAGACCGTTGGTGGCGGCGGTACTTACGGTGCGCGTATTGTTCACGCCCGTAATCCTCAGACCGCGCTGACGTTGAGCGCCGTCTATCGCGCCACGGAGCTGCGCGCCAAGACCATCGGTCAGATGCCGGTGCAATACCAGCGCAAGGACAGCGACGGCGGGAACTATACGACGTGGATGCAGGGCTTCGGCAAGAAGATCAACTACCTGTTGCAGGAAGAGCCAAACCCCGTGATGAGTGCCGCCAGTCTGTGGGAGCAGGTGACGGTGAACCGGTTGCAGTTAGGCAACGGATTCGTCTATATCCAGCGCGACGTGTTCGGCGACCCCGAGCGCCTGTGGCTGGCTATCTGTGGCGGCTATAACATGGCCGAAGGCACGTACAGTCTGTCCTATCTGGGCGAGAACGGTGTCGTGATAAAGGTGGACGCACCGCGTCAGAACGTGCTCCACTTCCCTAACACCTTCCGTTACCAGAACGGCTTCTGGGGTATTCCGACGATTCGGTTCGCCACAGAGACCCTGTCGCTGATTAAGACGCAGAAGGCGCAGTCGTTGGAGAACGCCGCCAAGGGCGGGCGTGTGAAATTGCTCATCGGTGAAGAGAAACCCGCCACGACACAGGGCACCCTGGCCTACGGCATGTTCGACAAAGGTCAGATGCAGCGCTACGCCAAGGAAGTGAACGACCAGATTTATGAGCAGGACGTTGTTGCCCTGCGCGGGCTGGAGAAGGTGCAGAACATCAGCATGACCGGTCAGGAGATGCAGATGGTCGAGCAACTGAACCTCGGTATGGATGACGTCGCCCGCTTCTGGGGAACGCCGCGCCCGCTGCTGATGTTGGACACCAACAGCCACTACAACGACTATCAGAACGCCACCATGGAATACCTCCAGCGCACGATTGCGCCGGACACATCGGAGATGGAGAAGGAACTGTTCCGCAAGTTGCTTGGCATCCGCTACTACGGCCAGCGCCGTGTCCACATCTGCGAAAAGCCGCTACTGGCTATGGACCTGGAACGTCAGGCCAAGGTGGACCAGTTGAACCTGCAGACCGGTGCCCGGACGGTGAACGAGATTCGCGCCGAGCACGACATGCCCGCCGTGGAAGGTGGCGATACCGTCTATGTCAGCACCAACCTGGCCGAGTTGGGCAGTGACAAGTTGAGAACCAGCGGTGCCGGCCGCCCCACCAACGCGAGCAACGATGGAACGGAAGCATGATGTACCGCGCGAAGTGCAGTTGCACGGTCTGCGGCTGGCGACAGACCCGGCACGGGCGTATGGGCGCGAAGACATAGAGAAGAATAACCATAAAATAATTGAAAATGAGCAAGAAGATAAACCGAGAGATTGACATCGCCGTCAGTGGCCTCTGTGTGCGTGAGGCCGAAGGCGAAGGCCGCAGTCGCACGATTGAGGGCCATGCTGTCGTGTTCGGTGTGCGCAGTGTGAACCTGGTACCGCGTAGCAATTACCGCGAGGTGTACGAAGTGATGGAGCGCGGTTGTATCAGTACCGACCTGCTGAACCGCAGCGACGTGGTGCTCACCGCCTTCCACGACAACACCGCTATTCTGGGACGATGGCGTCAGGGCAAAGGCACACTGAAGCTGACACTCGACGTGCGCGGTTTGAAAATGGAGTGCACGTTGGCCGAGACCTCCCGCGCCGATGAATTGCTGAGCGCCATTGAGCGCGGCGACATCAGCGGTATGAGTTTCGCCTTCACCGCCGACGAAGACGACAGCGAGAACGGCGTCAGTTACGAAAAGTTGGCCGAACGCAGTGCCGACGGCAAGGACGTATGGATTCGCCACGTGAAGCGCGTGTCGGGCCTGTATGACGTCACCATTGCCGGTCACCCCGCCTATCCGCAGACCGACATCGCGCAGCGTGAGGCAGAAGCCTTCTTTGACGAAAAACTGGGTACCGCCGAAGTCGCTACCCGCGCCGCCGAAGACGCCGCCAAAGCCGCCGAGGCAGCCGCCAAGGCCGCCGAGGAAGCCGCCAAAGCCCAGGAAGCACGTGAACGCACCATGGCTGCCGAGCGCCGCCGCCGTATGCGTAGAAAACTTAACGAGAATACTGTTTATTAACCCCTTAAAACGTTTTGAAAATGGGAAAAACAAAAACTGAAATCCAGAAGCGTCATCAAGAGATTCTGGTCGAACTCGACCACATGGAAGAGCTCGCACAGCGCGAGAACCGCGCCTTCACTGAGGAAGAAAACGCCAAGTACGACGCCCTGATGCGCGAAGACAACCGTCTGCACATCGAGATTCAGGGTCTGCTTGACGAAAAGCAGATGGAGCAGTTCCGCGAGATGAAGACGAAGAGTGCCCGTCTGCGTGAGGTGCTGAAACAGTGCAAGGAGAACCGCGAGTCGTTCTCGGAGGAATTGCAGGCCCGTGAAGCCGCCAACAGTACGACGATACTGAAGGATGCCGCCACCGGTAACACCTCCGGCAACCTGGAAGCCTCCGGTGCCATTCCCCTCACCATTCACGAACTGATCGACACGAAGGTCAGCGGTCTGGAATTGCCGGAAGACCTCCAGATGCTGACCGGTGTGGTTGGTAACGAGGTATGGCCCTACAGCATCGACGACGTTGAATTTACCGTTGCCGGTGAAGTCGAGAAAATCGACGAGAAGGCTCTGAACTTCGCCAAGATTCAGGCCTCCCCCGAGCGCGTCGCCGCCAGCATCGCTGTCAGCAACCGCGCCATCGACAACGCCGCCTTCGACCTGCTGGGCTTTGTTACCTACAAATTCCAAAAGGGTATCGCCAAGTTCAAGGCCCTGCACGTGTACAGCCACGCCCAGTTCGACAACGCGCTGAAGTCACCGTTCGCCCTCGTTGACGTGGAGGAAATCACCCTCGACGAAAACATCGGCAAGACCCTCGCCAAGAAGGTTGCCGCCATGTACGACCTCGGCTTTGAGGGTACGCCCTGCATCACGATGGACAAGGTCATCGAGACCGAGCTCCGCTTCACGAAGGCCATCCCTGACAGCGCCGGTGACCGCACCGTCATCATGGACGGTAAATGTGTGGGTTACCCCTACACCGTCAGCAAGTTCATCAACACCAAGTTGAACGGCAGCAGCCAGCCCGTTCAGGACGACTACCGCTTCATCGGTATCGGTCACTACGGATACCTTGCCATGGAGCAGCACGGTGAAGTCCGCTTCACGGTGGACGCCACCAGTGCCGAAGTGGCCAAGCGCAACACGACGGTGCTCACTCTGAACACTGAGTTCTCTCTGACCGAGCTCTCGAGCAAGGTGAACGGCGCCAACGGCAAGCCGCAGGCCTTCAAGTTGCTGAAGGTTGTGAACGCCGCCAGCAGCGCTTCCATCTAAGAAAAGACCCGCAGCCCCGGCCCTGTTTCCCTCAAGGGAGCAGGGCCACCGGGGAGGGGCGGGGCTAATTGAACGTGTATGAGTCAAGTAATAGAAAATAATAACAATAACGGGTTGCAGTTAGACAGCGTGTTCATCCGTGCGTTGCAGCAGGATGCGACGCTGATGGCCGCCATCGGCAGCCGTTTGTACGGCACGGCTATCCCGTTGCCGGACGAAGATGTCGATAATGTGCCGGTGCCGTATGTGATCGTGACCTTCGACGGTCTTACCAACGAGGGTCTGACGAAGGACGATTCGTTCGAGGGGATGCAGGACGCGGTGACCATCGGCGTGACCGTGGTTGCCGGCACGTTGGAGGCGTTGCACGGGCTGACGTCGCAGGTGCGCGACGTGATTTCGGCCTACATGGCCGCGTATGAGGGCACGGACGGTCCGGAAGACTACCAATTCAGTGCCGGGCGCATTGAGTATGACTCGCAGAAGCCGTGCTACTGGCAGGGGCTGACATACCAGTGCAGCGTATATCGATAGGGAGCGACAGGGCGTAGGGAATCATAAGAAGAAAATTCACAATCAAAAAATATAAAAAGATGGCAACAATCAAAGGACAGAACTTACGCGTAATGGTCGGCGGCAAGTGCATCGCCATGGCGACGAGCTGCACGTTCCACGTGGCGGCTCAAATGGAAGACTCGAGCACGAAGGATGACACAGGCAGCTGGCAGAGCCAGGAAGTGACCGGGCTTAGTTGGGATGCGAGCACGGACTCGCTGGTAACGCTGACGGACAACGGCAGCAACGGTGAATTGCCGCAGGACATCTTCACGGCGATGATCGCCATGACGCCCGTGACGCTGACGTTCGACACGACGGCGGGCACGAACAACCGCGTGGCCCAGAACGGCGCGTTGAAGAAAAGCGGACAGGCCTACATCAGCGACATCTCCATTACCGCCGCTAACCGCGCGAACAGCACCATGACGGTGCAGTTCCAGGGCAACGGCGCATTGAGTTGAGACTTGTAATAGTTGAGATAACGTTAATTTCCTCTCTCGTGAGCGCAGGGCGCGGGGCAAGCCTGCGGTCTGCGCTTTTTCTTTAATAGAGCAATAAACAAAAAATAAGACATGGGAACAATCAAGGGCCAGCATCTTCGGCTGGTAATCAATGACAAGTGCGTGGCCGTCGCGCAGACGTGCACGGTTCACCTGAGTGTAGAGATGCAGGCCACGTCGAGCAAGGACGACACGGGGTCGTGGCAGAAGCAGGAACCTGTGGGTCTGAGCTGGGATGCGAGCACTGACGCTCTGGTGATTGACGGCCTTTACAGTAACGGCACGGGCAAGACGTCGCAGTCGGTGCAGGTCGGCGGTCCCAACCCCGCCTACATCTATCCGACTGGTGTGAGTCTGTCGCCGGGTGAAGGGTTGGAAGTAAGCGGTGCCCCCGCCAGCACCGACAATCTGGTGCTGCGGAAGATAAACGCAACCAATTACACGGTCATCAGCACCGGTGGGAAGTATGTGAACGAAACCACAGCGGCCGAGACTGTGTATGTGGCCTGCATGACCAACGCACAGACGCTGACGTGGGCCGTGTATGACGGCAACGGGTTGCAGTTGACGGACGTGTTCGCGCTGAAAGGGCAGGCGGTGACGGTGCAGTTCGGTACGACGAATGGCACGATGAACCGCGAGGCCGACACGCTGCTGTTGGAAGGTACGGCCATTGTGTCAGACATCTCCGTGACGGCACAGAACCGGGCCATTGGAACGTGGACGGTGCAGCTCAGCGGCAGCGGTGAGCTGGCATTTCAGAACGAATGAGAAGTGAAGGATAGAGAGTCTTTATATTGTGTATAATTATTAGTTATTGTTTTCCCCTGCGCCGTGAGGCGCGGGGGAATGTTTTTAGCGGGTAAACCTTGCGGGAGGTTGGGCCGGCTAAGTGAATCATTCATTAACCTAACAACGGGCGGTAAGGACGCCCGGGCGGGTGAGAATCCCGTGGTTGTCGGTTTGGTGGTTCGCATATAGGGAGGCCGCTATCCGAAGGGCGGCTTTTGAACAAAAATAAAACGATATACGATGGATTGGTTGATTAGTGCATGCAGTATTTTGTTCGGCGGCGGTGTCGCTTGGCTGGTGTTCTGGAAGCAGAGCAAGAATAAGCTGGACGGTGAGGCGAAGCAGGCCCAGGCGCAGGCCCAGCAGATGGCGCTGGAGGCCTTGAAGACGTTGCAGGAGGTGTATGACCGGACCATCTCGCGCCTGAACACCGACCGGGACGAGTTGCAGGGCTACGTCACGAAGCTGAAAGATGAACGTGAGGAGCTGTTGGCCCGGATAAACAAGACCGAAGCGGTTGTCCGTAACCTCCAGGACGATGTGTCGAGCAACCGCCGTGCTGTGGAGGCCCTGCGCCCTTTTCTATGTTACGATCTGACATGCCGGAAGCGGGTGCGTAAGGAGGAGGCCAGTGATAGAGAAAAATGATGCTGATGGAGACGAGTGACAGAGGGCTCGGGCTGATTAAGCAGTTCGAGGGTTGCCGATTGACGGCATACAAGCCCGTGCCTACAGAGAGGTACTGGACCATAGGGTATGGGCATTACGGTGCGGATGTGAAGCAAGGGCAGACAATCACGCAGGCGCAGGCCGAAGCGTTGCTCGTCAAGGACATCAAACCCATCGAGCAGTTGCTGAACAAGATGAACGTAAACTTCAGACAGGCGCAGTTTGATGCGCTCGTCTCTTGGATATTCAATCTCGGAGCAGGGAACTTCGCCAACTCCACGATGAAGAAATACATCATGCAGCGGCGCAAGGACGAGGACATCACCGACCAGTTGGTCAAGTGGGTGAGCTGTTGGGGCAAGCCGTTGCTCGGTCTGAAGAAACGCCGTGTGGCCGAAGCAAACCTGTGGCTGGGGCGTGAGGCCTACCGTATTGTGGGCGCCGACCAGCGAATTGTGAGAATATAGCTAACAATAATTAAAAAAAAGACGATGAGAGAGGTTAAAATCCTTGGGGAAGTGATTCCCATAAGATTCTGTATGGCGGTGGAAATCGCCTACGAAGAAATTGCCGGTGTGCCCTTCCAGGTGGGCGACCTGAGTATGCAAAAAGCCAGCGCCGCGCTGTATATGGCGGTCATTCTGACGGCGAAGCCCGACACGGCTATAACCGTAGAGCGGCTGATGAACGAGGCGAGCGGTCCGGAGATTGCGGCGCTGAGCCAGGCCGTGGTGGAGAGTATGCAGGAATGGATGGAGTTGCCCGCCGTGGTGGCCGAGAAGAAAAAAGGGAAGGGGAAAAAAGGAAAAAACTGATGAGCGCCCACGATGTGTACGAGAAGGTCGTGGGCGAAATCGGATATAATCGAAACGAATTTTTGTTGCAGCTGCGGTGGTGGGAGATTCTCAGCATCGTGGACGGGTATCACGCGCGTCAGCACGGGCTGTGGGAATCGGCGCGCCTGAACGCCTTCCTTGTGATGAGCGCGACGGCGGACCTGCGGAAGGCCGGTGTGACGAGCGACCGGGCGCTGGTGCGGTTCCCGTGGGAGGACGATGACGTGGCGAGCGAGGACCAGCCAGATGCAGAAGAGGTGGAGCGGCTACGGCAGTTGATGCGGGAAGAGAATGAAAGACTGCAGCAGCAACCGAAATAATCTTACATTTTTTTGAGCACCGTCTCCAGTGCGGTGAACTGTGCCGTCACATCTTCGGCGAGCACCTTCGCGTAGCGTTGCGTCATGGCGATGTCGGTATGCCCGAGCATACGGCTGACGATTTCGATGGGCACTCCGTGATGTAGCGCCCAGGTGGCGAATGTGTGGCGGGCCATGTGTGAGGTGAGGCGCTTGCGTATGCCCGCCGCGTCGCCGAGGTTTTTGAGGGCGACGTTGTACTTTTGGTTGCTAAGTTGCGGGAGTCGGAAGCTGTTGCGCTGGAGGACTTCTACGGCAGGCGGGAGGAGGCGGCTGACGTAGGGCACGCCGGTCTTGATGCGTTCCGCGGTGCGTTGCCAGTGGCCGTCAACGAAGGCATAATTGGCGATGTCGAAGGCCTGTGTGTCGGCGTAGGCCATCCCTGTGTACATTTGGAATATAAATAGGTCGCGCGCGTGCGCGAGGGATGATCCGGGCGTTGGGTTGAGGCGTTCGATGGCCTGCATCTCGGGCTCGGTGAGGTATTCGACGGTGGCTTTCTCGCCGCGTGGGAAGGCGGCGCGGAGGCGGTCGTATGGGTTGGCCTCGATAACGCCGAAGCGGACGGCGCGGGAGAGCAGCGCCTTCAGCCACTTGTGGTAATTATGTACGGCACCGTCACCGATTGGCTGGCCCTTTTTGTTTTTCAGGGTGGACCGCAGCCAGGCGTCGAACTGGTAGATGTTTTCCACGGTGAGGTCGTGCCACTGGAGCAGTCGGCCGTATTCACGCAGGCGGATCAACAGTGTGGCGTAATGGGCGAGCGTGCCCGGTTGCAGTGGCAAGGATTGGACCTGCGCGGCGAGCCAGTCGTACATGTTGGTGGAGCGGGTGGCGCGGCTGGACCACAGGACGGGGCGCAGTTCTGCGGCGTCGATGGGGAGGCCAGCCTTCATGCGGTTGTTGACCTCTGCGTTTAGGCGGTCGTAGAGGATGGCGAGGCGGTCGTTGAGGGCGTCGGCATCCTGACGGTTGACGATACGGCCGAGCCGCCACTCGGTTTTTCTGATTTTTATTCCTGTGGAGATGTAGTGAGCTTGGCGGCGCTCCATGAGGCGGAACTCAATCATGCCGGTGCCGTCTGTCTTGATTTTTCTGCCGAAGATAATGTCTATTCTCATTTTTTTATGTCAAAGGGTAAAACATTGGGGTAAAACACGGGGTAAAGCAATTCGTCCAAAAAACGCCAAAATAACCCGATTTCTTCCAGATGTCATATTCTCGTTGGATAGCGCGGAGCCCTTTATGAATAAAGGAATCCCAATGTTTATTGGGATTCCCACTCGCTCTGGCAAGTGATCCGCTTGGGATTTCCGGGAAAATGGTGGGGTATTTCGGTGTGGATTGGGTTGTGGTTATTTCCTTTTTGGGCATAAGGTAAAACATGGGGTCAATAACGGGGCATGTGGGCGGTGAAGTTGCGATCAATTTCGTTGACCTTGTCTTCATAGTCACGGCCGGACATGAAGGGGGTGAGGCCGTCACGGTCCATGATGATGTCAATGGTGTAGAGGCCCGCGTCGGCGGTGACGGTGAAGCGGTGGCGGCGGCGCGGCTCGTATTTGCCTTCACGGACGATGTCGGCTGGCTTGCCGACGCCTTTGATGATACAGGTGGCGTGGTAGAGGG